GGGTTCTCGACAAACTTAAGTCGATCACTTTCAGTATCGTAGATATGGAATCCACGGCGGTCTTTATAATCATTCCAATACATTTGATAAGGGTTGCCAAGATACTGAACATTACCCTTCTTTGACTTATGATGGAAGTGTCCTGACCACACTCTCTTAAAGCGATGAAATAAACCAGGATCCATTCCATGATCCATTTTCATTCCAGGTGTCACTTCAAATCCAGTGAGTTCAAGATGACCACAACAAATGTCTGCTTCACTTGTCTCAAGTAATCCAAAAACTTCTTCTTGGTTTTCCTTGTTAATCCAGGGGAGCATAAGAAATTTCTTACTTCCAAGTTTAAGATGTTTGGGAGTAGAGTAGATCGTAATGTTGTCGTACTGCTCTAGCAAAAGTTCTGGAGAGTTAATACGATTAGTATTCTTGTAATACGTACAATGATTACCAAGCAACATGTGGACTTTGTAATCTTTCAAGCGGTCAAAGTAATTCTCCCTAACTCGATGGAAAGTATTAAAGTCCATTGACTTTCGGTTATCAAAAGTATCACCAAGGTCGATGATAGTTGTGATACCTTCTTTCTCTAGTGTTGGGAAAAAAACATCATCATAAAATTTTTGGAAATAATTCCAAAACGCTAGAGAACCTTTACGTCCATCTAGATGTTGATCAGTAATCAGTGCGATTTTCAAAGTTTACCTCCAACGACTCCATCAAAAGGTTTAGATGTTCTACAGTTTGCCCAGTTAGTGGCGACACCTTCCAGGTGAAATCTTGTTCCTGAAATGCAAACTTCCCTCGTAAGTGAGGTGATGAGCGCCTCACCATCCTTGCGATAGCTAGTCCACGTTCCAAAGCGTTTTTGTTCAACACGGAATTCTCCCCATGGGGTGTCAAACCATTCATGTTCTGCAATTTCTGGATGCTCACTCACTTACCAACTCCATAGTCAGGTGCAGTTTTTTCAAGTTCACTAATGATCTTTGCATTTTCATGAAGTTTTTTTAGTGCTGCAACAACCTCAGGAGTTTCTTCCCATTCCCAAGAATTACCTTTGCTGTCTACGAAAGTTCTAGTGGTCATCGGTTCATTTTAGTTTCAATGTTTTCTTTAATGCTGCCCATATCAGAGTATGAAGCGTTCATGCCAGACATGCTGCCTTCATATGTATCGGTATGCATAACCTCATCATACCCCGAACGCTCAAGAATCTTGTTCTTGATTTCCATTTGTTTCTTTTCTTTCTGAATGCGACGAAGGAAAGCGTAGTAGATAATTTGAGTGAAGTAAGCAAACGGGTTCTTTGATTTTTCAGGATCAAAGTTATCAATATACTGAAGACAGTTTTCAATGCCGTCGCAGATCATATCCTCACGGAACATGTAATTAACAAAGTTTGGTTTGTAAGACAAGTGCGTGGCAATCTTTAGGAAGCACTCTCCGAGGTAGTTCGTTACCCTTGGTCGTGGTTTCCCTAGTTCTTTTGCCCTGATGACACGACTACGATAGATGGAGATAGCTTCCAAAAACTCTTTGTTGTTTACGTAGTACTCTGTCTTCTTTTTCATTGATGGTTTGCTTTCTCGTACAATTATTATAGGTTACCGACAAACATATGTCAACCGCTTGACAACTCCTCATAAACTCAGTAGAATAACTCTGTCAGGGTTCAAGAGAGGTTGTAGCTTTTAGCTCTTATTAAATAAATCTTCTAAGAACTTTTTTGTTTGGGTTACAGATCCTAAGTTACCCATCTTTCTAGAGAATTTTTTAGGTTCTACCGTTTCGCGAAATGTAGCGAGTTGTGTAATGCAACGTTGTACGTTGTCATTGTAATATTTTTCTATTCTTGTATCTTCAACTTCTGTCATTGTAATTACATGTTGTTTTGGTAATACAAACATGTGATCAAAAGTTGAGTGTATCCATTCAGTTAGCATAAATCCACTAGTTCTTATGTTTTTCTTCTGTTGATCTACGTAACTAACTTCTAGTGGATTTTCTAATACCAAACTATCTTCATCAGGCATGTAAGATACTTTAGAAATTATTTCCTCACCAGTTACTAACTTTATAGTTGCTAGGAAATCTTCTTCCATTTTAATTTGCTCTAAGGTTTACTTTTATAACCTCATACTTAAAGTTCTCTTCATTGTAAATGTTCACCCTTTCATTCAAATGTCGAAGTGTGTAATTCTGACCACCGATGTCATCGGCAATGTCGTACAAGGTTGCAATGTCTTTGCCTTCACCCTTCCTGAGGACACGTCCGATGGACTGGAGGTTGCGGATGCGCGACTTACTAGGAGATGCAAAAATAATATTGTGTAATCGTTTGATGTTAATACCTGTAGAGAAGGTGCCATAAGATGCAAGGATCACGGCGTTGTTTTCTGTTTCAGTAATTTGACGAACTGCTTCTCTATCTTCTACATCAGTACCACCATGAACAAAAAATAGTTTTCGTTCTGGGTCTATGGTGTTATTTATTAAATCATAAAGTGGTTCACCATGCTTTTCAATATAGTTAAACAAGACAAGTGTGTTGCCTTCTAAATCTTTTACTAGATTTTTGATGAGATTGTTTCTACCGCGATGTCCTGTCAGGTATTCCATTTCATCATGATATGTGTCGAAATGCTGAGGAGCATGTTTACAAAGCAGCACTTTGATTCTAAACTTGCTAAGATAACCTTCCTTGATGAGATGATCAGTTTTTGTGACCTGTTCACAATCACCAAATAATCCTTCTAGTACCCACTTATGAGTTTTGCTCCCGTCCAGGGTTCCAGTAAAACCAAACCTATACTTTGCATTATGCAACTTAGTCATGATTCCCGTGAGGGATTTCGACTTAAATAGGTGTGCTTCATCACCGATAACACAGTCAATGTCATCAAAGTATCTCTTTGGGAATTTGTAGATTGATTGCCAGGTTGAAATAATAATTGGTTTATCCGTATTTTTATCCTTGCCCGAATAAATCTTATGCACATGATCGTCAGCATTCCACCCGTAATCGTTAAAGTCATTGACCATCTGTTCTACCAGGGACGTAGTAGGGACGATGATGAGCGTCTTCTTGTTGGTAGCAGTATAGTATCTGACGAGGGAATAGATCATCAGAGATTTACCACTGCCCGTAGGCGAAAGTAAAAGTTTTCTGTTGTATTTAACAGCTTCGTAAACAGCACGGTATTGGTATCCACGTGGGACAATGCCATCTCTGGTAATTTTATCCATGAAAGTTTTAATGCCAGCAGGGGAGACAAAATCGTTTGTCTCTTCTACTTCACCATACCAATCATTCTTTTCATACTCAATTTGATATTGTCTTTCGTCTGCCCAAACTTGTAGGTGTCTCATCAGACCACCGTACAGTTCTCCTGTGCCAGGAGAGTATAGTCGGATAGTACCATCCCAATATTTGTATCTAGGATTCTTCTTTAAGAACTTTGCTTCAGGAACCTCAAACGAAAAATAGTCCGCAAGCTCCATGTGAACATGGGGCTCAACGGACTGAACAGTAACATATACTTCGTTTTTCTTCTTAATGCTAAGGGTGGTCATCATTGTCCATTTACAAATTTCTCCCACTCAATGGCACTCTTAATCTGAAAACCTCGGTTTGAAATTTGCTTCATAACCTGATCTAACCAGTAAAGCATCTGGTCTAGATATTTGATCTTTGCTTCTAGGTTGATGATCTCGTCATCACTCTCTAGATAGACCTTCATTTTTTCAGAAGTTTTAATGGATGATCCGAATGGTTTAGAGGCGTAAGTTTTTGCGTCTGCTTCGCCTGAGTAATACTCACGTTTCTCTTTTACCATTTTGCGGATCTCAAACTCCAGCGAGGTTTTGATCTGCTGAATGTCAGTGTAATGGTTTAAGTATTTATTATGCTGGAAAGGGATGTCTAAAGCGAGTTGCCCTAGATCTGTAGTATACTGTTTGTTTTTAAATTGAAAGTCAACTGCAGAATCTTCTGCCCACGACTCTCTCAATTTTTCAAATTTATTACGAAGAGATTCAAAATTCATACTTTAATCTAATTCAGCATCAAATGGTGTAATCCAATCTTCATTGGAGTTTGTAACGGTAATAAAAGTAATTCCCCTTTCTGTAAGTTTATCAGATAATTGCTGATAAGATGCAGAAACAGTGCTCATAGTCATGCTTCCTGATGTATCAATAAAGATAGCAACCTTAGAGTTATCTGGAATAGCATCTAGTCCACATATATTATACCAGTCCGAAGTGTTATTTGCATTACCGCCATCACGTTTAACATGAATCGGACCAAAAGTTCTATTGTCTTTATTTACACCAACGTAAGATGTATCATTGATTGTAATAACTGGAGATGTAGCGACAACAGTTCCTGCTGAATTTATAATTTCAACACTAAATGTTTCATTTCCTTCTGTTCTACCGTCTCTCACAATAGGAATAGTTAGAGTACCAGAATTGCTATTGATTGTAGAAGATCCTGATTGACTTGGGAAATCACTACTATAACGTTCTGATGTAGATGTATCTGTCCATGAAGTTTGTCCAAATGTTAATTCAGGACCACCAGCAATTCTTGCGGATAAAACTTGACCATCTGGAATACCTGTAGTTTGAACATTAAGTACAACAGTTGAAGTTTGTGTAGCAGAAGATTCATTAATACTTGTGGAATTTGGTGTTAATGTAATCGTAAATGGTGTATTGAATACTGTAGTTGAAATAGATGCTACAACTATCTGATTTGCTGCATCAGGATATAATTCTATCGTGACAAGATTGCTGCCATATACAGCTTCAGTTCCACTATCATCACCTTCTTGAGATGCTGTTGTTGTAGAATCAGTTAAATCTTGTGGGTAACTAAGATCAAATGTTCCTTGGTTGCTATTGATGCTAAAGTTACCAGAACTAGCAGAAGTATTAACTCCAGTACCAGATACAATTTTCCAATATAATATCTGACCATCTGGAACGTTTGTGGTATCAACTGTATATGTGACAGTATCATT